GAGCATCGACTGAACTTCATCTTTTAAGGCATCAGCGAATGCGATACGATGCGCACTATATCCATTTTGGGTAAGAATCTTCTTGGCCACATTAACGAATGTGTCTTTACCACTGCGGGCGAAACCGCCAACGCCTATTACTTTCAGTTTACTCATAGTTTTTCGGTTTTCTCAAAAATGGTCTTTATGTAATCGTAATATGTTTGTGGTGATTCATATTTTTGGACAGATTCTTGGAGTATCTTCAATACCTCTTTTTTACAACGATTCCACCCATCCCCAAACGCACTATCAGGATCGGGTTCAGATTCTCCGCATTCGTCTAACCACTTTTCATATTGTTCGTTGAATTTATTCATTTTCCATCGCCTTTTCTATCTCTTTGTCGTTCAACCCCCATCCTCTACAAATGTCGGTGAGGGTTTTCACACCTTCTTTGGTTTCAGCCAAAATTTTGGCGTAGTCAACCGCCTCTTTTTCAGAAACCTCAAATCGTTTGGCTATCAACTCAATCAGTTGATTAGTAAACTTGTGTTTCTTCTTAGCCTTTATCCACGTATAATACCGTCTGTCTCTTGGGAACAGAAAACAGAGGACTTTGTAAAACTGCGGGGAGGGTATCTTATCAAAATATTGGTAGGCTATACTTACATCTTCACAGAAAGCAGGATTCATTGACAACGCCCTCAGTATCATAAAATGACTGAAGGTTTTTTGATCGACTTCCGAAAGATTTTTGAAGTAATTCGGGTCTTGGACTTCCCGAATGTGTCTTACATGGTCAAACAGTCCCAGACTCTTCGGTGTCTCTGATTGGGACTTCTTTGATACCTTTTTGTTTCTTTTTACCCCTGTAGATTTCGGCATATATCTTTTTCAAAGACCCTGATAGAGCCTTCTGATTGGAATATAGTGTATCCAACTTCTTTTGTAAAGAAGTTATATTCTCTACTACTTCGTCAGCCCATTGAAGGATTCTGGTCATCTTTCGCCTATGGTTGATTAACTCATAGGTTATCAAAGATAATACGATAATAAGAAATAAGAAGGATAATAAGTTTAGCTCAACTATTATCATCGATTTCTTCTATTGGAAGTGCGCCGTCTTCTGGGGGAAACTGAATGGGAGCGTGTTTGGCAGGCTTTTCCCACTCTTTGAACTTGCGGCTGCGGTTGAAGTTTTTGTCTCTGCGGTCCCGTTTGAAACCGCGATTGCGTCTGTATGTCTTACCCATAAATCTAAACCGGGCGGGGAGTGTTATCTCCCCACCCCGAAATCAGTAATTACTCAGCAGCCGCAAGTCTGCGGGCTTTAGCAAGAACCTTCTGAAGCGACTTCACCTGACTGGTTGAGAGGTCAACGCGGGTACCATCTTGTTTGATGGTTAGCTTTGCGCCTTTTCGGCATCCATTAAACGGAACTGAGTAAAAGATACCCAGACCAGATGGTGTTACGTTTCCAGCAAATGCTGTCTTGTTTTTTCTATTGACTCGTGCGAACATACTTATTTCTCCTGTTGTTTGTTGTTATAACCAATGATTTACATTGTCGTACAAATACTATATCACGGATTGTCGTACTTTCAAGTTATTTTATCTCCCCACGTCAATAAAATAAGCTTGTTTGGCCTGATCGTAGTTCATATCAACCATACGATTGTAATATAAAATCTCAGGTTTGAGTCGGCCTTCAGCTTTCAGTTTTTTATACCGAGCGACAGCTTTATTCCGCCACCGTTCCAAGATAATCCCATCACAAAAAAATGTTGGTTTGGTAAAAAGATCAGCCTCTTTGGCTTTTCCACACAAAAACTCACGGGTGTTGTCGTAGATACAACTGTAATACACACCCCGTCGGTGGCCGTGATTGTAGCTGGATTGTTTGATACCCAACTCATTGAAAATCATGTGAAGCACCCGCATCTTGGCGCTGGTGACGGGGCCTGAGACGCCTTCTTTCTGGGTCATGCGTCGGTCATACTCTTCTTTACGATGTTTCTTTATCCAATCATGCCACAGTTCGTAATACTTTTCGTCGGGTTTGATAGCGATTTTACCAGCCGACTCACCGCATTCGTGCCAGGCAGGCAGACGTGTGTACATGGATGGAATACCGTAAAGGGATGTAGTGGTGACACCGACAATCGTATCACAATATACAGCCTTCCAAGCGTTTCTCATAACGTTTGTTGGAACCAACGAGGCGATGAGTTTTCCACCCAAAAAGTTGTAGCCAAGAGGTTGAGTCGATGCGATAGTCGTCGCAATACAAGAATGATTGAGCAGATGATCTTTGACCCGATTATCATGTGTCCAACCGATGTAGGTATCTCTATCTTTGATACTAATAACGTCACTGGCAACTGAGAAAAATCCAAGTATTTGATTGGTTACTTCATCCATCACAATAAACTTGAGAAACCGGCAAGGAGCCTGAACGTGTTCTGCGCTGTGACTGAAAATGCGGAGATTGAGCCAGTCTTCATTATCCGATTCAATATTCTTAGTTAGAAGAGTACAAATAACTTTGGGTTTAAGAGCTTCAATCTCTTTGATAGTCCCAACTTCATCGTTCAGGTCGTTGGGGCGCCAAATACGGGCCTTGGTTCGACCGGCATTGGCAATCTTGTCTCTACAAGTGATAATCTCATTATATTTTTTTACAAAAGTAAATTCCTCCACCGATAGACTCTTTAAATAGTTTAAATTGTCTATAGTTTTTTTCTTTTCTTTTTCAAAATCAAAACCCTTTTCTTCAAAAAACAATTCAAACGCATCAGATGAATTCATGTCTAAGTCTTTCAATAAAACCGTTTATATCTTCGTTGTATTTTATCCTGTAGAATTTACACCCCAAAAACTTTTTGATTTTTGTTTCTCTAATTTTTTCTAATCGTTTATCGTATGACGGTTTAAAATGATGATATTCATCATACTCAATAACAACGTTTTTATCAATATCATAATAATCAACATAATATTGAGTATAATCATCTATTCTAACAGTATATTCTCCACCATTAGTAGCATATACTCCTCTCCATCCCAATTCAAAATTTATTTTTTCAAAGTGTTCACACGCTTTTTTGTTGAATAATGGCCCTCCGCCTTTTGAAAAATAATCTCCATAACAATCTAATAAAGTCTTTCTCGATTTATCAATTCTTTTTCTTTCTTTATCAGGATTTAACTCTCTCCATCTTTTCAACCCATCAACAGACTTTTGTATAGACTCTTTTGATTTCTTAATACCATTTGGATATTTTAATTCTATAGTTTTCTTTCTTTTCAAATAACTTCCAGTAATCATTTTTCTTTTTCTTCGAGAAATAGATAAATTTTCTCTGTGTTTTTTATCAAATTCTTTACATGAATTACAACACGTATTATTTAATAACGATTTATAATATGTAGAGTTGTCTGTATATTTTTGTATTTTTCTACATTTTGGACATATTTTTGTTCTATCATCATTTACTAAATGTTTTATTTGTAAAAAAGTATTAGCGTGAGAACACCGATTACATCTTGTTTTTTGTTTAGATTTTTCCATAAGATATTTATTACAATAATATCTTGTACTCCCACAGTTGGGACAAATTGATGTATATTCTTTCATATTTTCTAACAAAAAACGTCAGGATATAAATATAAATCAAAAACACTATTCTCTCTATGTATATTCGTATGCAACTTAAAAGAATAGACCCCAAGGCGGTAATATACCACTACTTTGAACGTTCACCAACAGAATTCGCTCTGTATGATGATGAAATAGACATGCCAATTGCGTATGGAAGCCGTAATCTTGTGGATGCAATGGTGAGAAATCTACCCCCAAAAATAACTGTAGCCTATTACAAACGGGATGGAGCAGATGGAATTTCATTCAAGAAAAGAGCCTTTTATGAGGGGAAAGCTGAAAAAGCCGGTAAAGGGCTTGGAAAACCGCCAAATGCTATTCCGTCACAGAAACAGGATTGATGGTAAATTCGCACTTGAAAAATCGAGTGGTATCTTTAAAAGCCATATCCAAATCAATTACAGTTTCTTCCAATGACACCAGAATGAGCACTTTTTCTTTGGTGTCAACGATACCGAATATACGAGCAGAAGCAAACGAAGAATTTTCTTTTCGTGGTGGTTTCTTGCCCATACATTCGGTATCGTAGAATGAATTAAGCCGTTACAGTTTCCGACGTATTCAAAGAAATCGGAGTTGTAGTTGGGTCCGTTACAGGAGTAATAGATGCGGATTGTGCAGAAATCTCCATGACAGGAATCAGCTTGGTTTCAGCTACCATTTGCATACCAACTTTCTGTGCAGCCTCAATGACAGACTTGAGGACAGGTCGCATCGCAAACACCTTTTCAGGTCTTCCTTTACCACCATTCTTTGCACCAATCTCCGCTACAGTATTCAGTTCGGTAATCGCCTTACCCAACCGAACACGAATCGTAATATCTGAGCACTTTGGCGGAGCCGTAAGCATGTGTTGATTGGCTGCTACCAAATCCTTGATAGTGAAGAATGTATCATTGGAGGGCCATGTTATGACTTGATTGGTCTTGTTTTTTCGTTGTGTTTTATTTTCGCTCATAGATTAGTTTTTGTTTATCTCTCCTTGTAGAGATTTGTTGTAGAGTAACATACGATAAAAAGTCGGTGTTGTCAAATTTATTCTTTCGCTAGAAACAGAGCGTTGATGGTTTTAGCAATCTGCATGACGTTCGTTACATCTATATTCTTACCGTCTTTCCCATACATCGTGATGAATTGGTCGCTGAGGGTCTTATTATAAGGTTGAGACTGTCCAGACAAACCGGCGACGTATCCCCACCTACCATAAGAAACTGTTTCACTGCTAATAAAATAACTCAGTATCCTGACGCCTTGTTTGCGCATCTTTTCCACTTGCCGGCGGGTATGCTCAGCCGCAGCATTACCTTGATAATCAAAACTGGCTGCACCGTATCGGTTTTGGCCGGTATGAAGTAAATAACAAGGCTCACCGTCGGAGAGATTGACGAAGTAATGGTCTTGTTCATCAGTTTTCTTTCCAATAATGAACTTGTTCATAATGGCCTCAAAAGCCAACCCTTCAGGCGTGCAACCAGCAGGCTTGAGATATGGAAAAATTTGTCGCACCTTAGCAATCTTGTCTGTCTCTGAATCGTAAGCAAGAATGATATAGGGCAACTCTACACCATCCGACAATCGGTGAGTACATCGGAATGACACAGATACCTTGAGATTTTCTACCATCGAAGCGGCTACGCAAATCGCCGTCAAACAAGTCATTGTCGGTAGCCACTTAGAGTCGGTATCCATCGACGAACTAGCGTCCACTGAAATGTGCATTCGAGCCTTGTTGTATTTCTCAACAAAAATCCGATTGAAGATGTCTTCAAGACCAGCACCAATACCGTGAAGCAACCGACGTTCAAGACGGCCTGCTCGCTTTCGGATAAACTTGGTGACGTTGACTTCACCACGAATCTGAAGTTTCTTCCCAAGTTGTTTACCTAACGTCCAACCTTTATTGACGGCTTCTTCGTATTTCTGAACTGGTGAGATTTCTCCATTGAGAGCCTTACTGAAGACGGCCATAGGCATTACACTGGAACCTTCGTCAATCAACTCACGGGTCAACTTTTGAACCACGATACAATCGACCCCGGCCTTTTCGTATTGGCCATCTGTAGAATACCCTTGCCCAGCCGGCATCAAAACAATACCAAATTTTTCGATGACATCCAGAATAGCCTTTTCGCTTTGAGTGACGGTTTCCTTTACCTTGTCGAAGTCGTGTTTCAGGAGTCTCTTTTGTTTCTCAAACTCCTTAAGCATCTTAGCCAATTCGTTATTCTTAAAATCGCTGGTGTCGCCCATGTCATTCGGGTCAATCTTTTGGTCCGGATCAGGTTTTTCCGCTGGCGAATCAGAACCACCAAGAATGTCGTCTATGTCGTCTTTCGGTTCTCCTTCGCCTTTTCCAGAACCTTCGTCGTCTTTTTTATCGGCATCATCACTCTCATCTTGGCCGGAACCTTTCTTTCCTTTTTCATCTTCGTCTGGTTCACCAACGCCCTCTTCATCAGAAGGTTCATCTCCTGTGTCTGATTTTTCGTCAGTCTTGTCTTTGTCGCCGCCGGGAATAGGATTGTTTCCTTTTTTCTTCCCCGCCCCATCACTCTGCATAAAATCAAGGATAGTAGCTACTTTCTTGATGGTCTGCATTGCGCCGTCGGGCTGTTTGGGTTGTTTCCCCAAATTATCCACGATCATTTCGGCCAATTCATAAGCTAAATTAAGTCGATCACGGGTGGTCGTTAATCGTTCGATATCCTCAATAGCGAACTTTTCAGCCATCTTCCTCAACCCTGGCAGAGCATTCAAATCGGTATTGGGATTGGTGAAGTTGACGATACGAAACTCATAGGCGAACAAACTGGCTTTACGAGCGAACTTGGAACGGATACCTTTGGAGACTTCCTTACTGTTCCAGAGACGTTCATACATCGCTTTATAGTAGCCACGATAGCCGGGAGCAGTGCGAAACACAAAGGTATCAATGTAGCGATCTTCCACCACGTTGAACACCCATTTACAGAGGTAAGCCATCTGTTCGTTGGAGAGGTTCTTTTTCTTGGCCTTGTCCACGAAACTCTGAGGCATTCTTGTCCAAATGGTCTTGACAACATCCCAATCGCTCTTGATACAGTGAGCGCCTTCGTGAAGAGACAGCCCAACCGTCCAGTCAAAATCCTGTTTTCGGCGAATAGAGGAAGAAACCCATACGGTTTTTCCATCAGTTGCGCCTGTTCCACCAATCATCGCTGACTCTAGTGTTCCTTCAGCCGCGATCTGAACAGGGATGTTTTTGCCCGTCAACAGAGTAACGAAGTTGGAAATGACCCGGCGATAAGCGGAAAGTTGTATCAAATCCAAAGAGAACGTGGCCTCTTTACGGCCTTTAGCCTCTTCGGGAACATACTGGTCAATGATTTCATCATCCAACCAAAAGTCGGAAAATGTCGTATCATCGACAAAATCTTCGATGTCCTTTACTTTCTTCGGCATAAACCTTAGAATTTGATGTTGACTTTCCTACCGGCGCCTGCACCCGCAGTCTTGGGAGCAGATGGACTGTTGATTGGAGAAGGAACAGCAGCGGCAACCGCGTCCAAGTGTTTCTGAACCAACTGCTTGGCGAATAGACGTTCGCTGTCGGCCCCGCCCGAATCATCATACATCGGATAGACTACCATTTCGGCGATTTCCTTGAGAGTGAATCCATCAATCACCAGTTCGGCCGCTTCGACGATGACGCCGGTAGGCACAAACTTGGTAATCTTGGGGTTGTCCATACGAACCTGAACCTTGGAGTCGTTGGAAATATGACAGAGTTTCAGCATATTCTCCAACTGATCTTGGTTGGCCTCAGGATGAAGAACGGTAATGAGGGTGCTCATCCCTTCATAATCAAGGGGTTCCATCTCAACAATAACAGGGAAACGGAAGGTCAGAGCAGCATCCATAACGCGGGTGGCCGTGTATTCATTTCCAATATTGGCCGTGGCGATGAAAGTGACGCCTTCCGCTACGTGAATCACTGCTGAAGTTTCAGATTCATCCAAACGAAGCGTGCGTTGTGTCGGATCGAGTACAGGCATCAAAATATTCATTCCATCGTGAGATAACCGTGATAATTCATCCAACAGAATTATAGCGTTGGGAGTTTCTATGGCTTTCACAAATTCGGATTTACTAAACCAGGTTCCTTTATCCTTGGAAAAGAAAGTATTTCCTATGAATAATGCTCGAGCATCTTGTGCGCTTCCACAGTTGAATATAAACAGCGGTCTGTTGTATTTTTTGTATGTAACTTTGTATTTCATTTTATTGTTATTTTTATGAAATCGTATTTATTTTTTAGTGCTTTTTTCACGTTAATTCTTTTAGCGCCTGTACCTCTTACTCGTCCCATCGGTATAGAATCATTATAGTTTTTTATGAAGGATATAAAGTCATATCTGTTGTCGAAATTCCAAAGTTGATTATTCATCGTCATTTCTACGATACAGGTATCCCACCGGCGCTTTTGACTTTCTTTCATCCGTTTTTTTGTTTCGGAGGATGCCTTTTTTCCTATTTGATTATGTCGTATTTTTTCTCTGGTTTCGTCAGATACTATTTTTCCTTTTTGACAACGACTTATCAACCGTTTGAAATTATCGGTTCTTTTTTTCCCATACATCGGATTGTTTATTCCACTGTTTTGTATGCTTAATCTAGCCTTAGATTCTGGAGTATTTAACATTTTTTTTATGGAATCACTCAATCTTTTTCTGTATTCTGGATCTGAATAACTTCGGTGTTTGTTGGGTGATGTCTCTCTTACCAGATTATAGGAATTCTTGTCTTTTATTGCGTTTAATTTATCTAACCATTCCAATTCTTTAGTTTTCAGTTCGTCTTTTGATTGGCAAACTTCCAAAATTTCTTTCCCAAAGTTTTTCCTACCATACTTCTTAATGGCTGCTTTTAACGCTGATCCAGAACCCAAATACGATTTTGTATATGTTTGTTGTTTCCCCACGTAATATTTACCATCGACTAAATTTGTCGTCTTGTAAATTACCATCATAGTTATGCCTTCTGTTACAGGTATAAGTATAATCCAACTCTACATTTCTTCAACTTTTTCTATTCTAATATTTCTATCAGATTTGAGGGTGTTTAGTTGATTTTCATCCAATATTTCGGTTTTGACTTCGGAAAATACCTCGGCAACAGAACGTGCTGCTTTGGTCTTTCCTTCACGGGATGGGCCGACGAAGAGGATGTTCTTTCCCCGTAACACACTGCGGACCAGATACTTCCATTTGAGAGGGTCCAGTATCAGGTCTTTGGGTTTGAGGGATTCACAATCGCTCAACATCTGCGTCACGTCTTTGTCAGCCATAGAGAGTAGAGTTTTATTCATCGGAGACAAGATACTCCACTTTTTATATCGTGTCAAATGAAAAAACCACGTTTTTAGGCGTGGTGTTTACAAGTTGTTGATTATTAGGCTATTAGAACCGCGTGTGGCGGCCTTCGCCGCTGCCGAAATTCTGTCCTGCTGATACTGCTGCTCCTGTAATCTTTTCACCCCAACGTCGTCTCCAACCAGCCCAGTATCCTTTTCTATAACCAATCTGGAATATTCGTGGTTTGAATTCGATGCCGACGGCTTCTTCTCCAATGTGTCCACTTTTCTCACCTAAACGATACCCAGCGATGTAGTTCGGGTCTTTCGC